AATTCTTCTCATTTGAGCAACAACCAAATGCTGAGGAAATGCAGATGCTGTTCTAAAATCAAAGGCCTCTTTAATATTTCTAGGATGCTGTGATATACGAAGCTGATATTCTGCCGGATCTAATTCTCTTTTCCATGCCGCAAATTGTTCATCCAATGCAACAAGAGCTTCTTCTACTTTAGAGTTACCAAAGGAATCTATAAAGGGAGGCATTGACCATTGTTCAGGAATAAACAAACCTGTTCTACCATGCACACCGGTCTCATCAATTAATCTTGATTCTACTGCGTATATATCATTAGCATCAGGCCTGATAATCATTTTACGTAAAGGCTCACACTGAGACAAATCTCCTACAGAACCTGCAGCAATAAACATTCCTGTAGTCATGAATCCTGATTTCATAGCAGGGCGGATGTACTCAAATGTTGTATCCATTTTAGGAGCAATACCTGCTTCCTCATGGAAAAAATACCTGCACGGTCCCCCTACACCATTAGTAGGATCTTTCTCAAAAGACATACCCTGGAGTACACCTTTAAGACCTATTTCTGTTTTACGTTTCTGAATACCTGTGGTTATCTCAATCTTCTGCTGCCACATCATAACCTTATTAGGATTCATAGGGCGGTACCAGGCAGTGTGTTGATTTAAAAAAGCCTCATACTCATTTAAGAATTTCCAAGTTCCTTTCTCATTAATATAGTCTTTAAGACTAGCTCCCATTTTAAGAGTAACCCCTTCCTCAAACCAGATCTGATTTATAAACTTACCAGCATGATAATAGGATGATGCAATTTGACGTTTCTTTAATATGGCGGCATGTTTAAAGTTTAATTCAGCCAGCATCTCATATAACGCCATATGATACTGAGCATCTCTGACATCAGCAAAACCATATTTTTGAATCTCTTTATTAAAGATAGGTAAGAAGTTTAACCACATATAATAGTCACGTGGTATATACCAGGCATTGCCATTATTTTTATATATAGCTCCTAAACGACATTTATCTTTTTGATCATTCCAGTATTGTATGTAGTCTTTAGTACCCTGAGGAAATTGACAATAAAAACCTTTAGCATTAAAGTTTCTTGCCTCAGCATTGAATACAAGACTTGTTTCATCAAACTGATATTGACCCGGCTCTTTAAATATGCTAAAAACAAAATCTCTAAAATCATCATGAGTAGCAAAGAGGGTCATTGACCACTCTCCATTTTCCCATGTAGGAATTTCTATATCTGTTTGTTGTAGCATATTAAGTCATTTGGTCATAAGCAAGTCCAGCACCCCCGCGCGCACGACCTGCTTGTTCTTCTTGAAGGTCTTTATAAGCACCTTTATAAGCTTCTCTAATTTGTTGAAACTTAGCCGCTGTATTTGTAAGAGCCGTAAGATTACCATCTCTACCATCTGTAATACTTGTTGTACCCATATAGTTAGCCAGCCTATCAAGCATTTGTTTAATACCATTATAAGCTCTCATAGTTGGTGTCTCATAAAGCTTCTTACAAAGCTGTAAAGCTCCTGGAATACCATCATCCTCAGGACTAAATTCCGCTTTGATCTCAGCTAATATAATCTCTTCTTTGTCATCTTCTGCAAGATTGAAAAAAGGATTTAGATCTGGATTAGGACAGCTCATATAAAAAAGATACAGATATATCTTCAAATGATCCTCTGGATAGTCATCCATAATTTTCTTTAAAGTACTTATAGTGTAGCAGTGTTCACTAGGAACTACCACTCCATTTTGCATATCAAATAGTTTTACCAGCATTTCTCATTGTATTTATAATACTAATCACCTCATTTTTGAGGTAAGGCACCTCATATTCAACTATTCCACTCACAACAGGCTCACCAAACTGATCATATAAAACAACTCTATTATCATAAGCATCTTTACCAGCTTCCTCAAACAATATGTGTTCTATAATCATCATCCCTGGCTTTAATCTAGGGTTATGTTTAAGAATCATATACATATAGAAACTTAACTGTAATGCATAATGGTTAAGATTACAATCATCCAAATGATGGAGTGGAGCAAGCATTCTATCACTAACTCCTTCCCAATTAACATAAGACTCAGTCTTAATTTCTTTATTAGTCTTGTAATCATATATATTGACCTTTCCGTTAATTACTTCTATTCTATCTGCTTGACCACATAGTCCCGCACTCTTAAGATACGTCATATGCTCAGGATATATACCATCTGCAAGTTTTTGATCAGGTGCCTTTTTAATCCCATCAACTTCAATAGGTTTAAAAATAGGTATAATACAACCATCTTTTTCTATAGTGCTACATGATGTATAAGCAAGCTCTCTTTGGTTATGATACCATGTGCCTAGATTAACAGCTTTTTGTGATTCATTTCTCCAAGCTTCTTTAACATCAGTTTCTGTCATACCATACCATTTGCTCCAATTGTTCTTAACAGATTTAGCAGCTATAATATCAGCATCAAAAGGTTTCTTATATTTAGATATGATGCTTGTTACGCTAGTCCATGTGATATTATCACTGGTATCTATGCTTGTATAACTATGTGTCTCGGGTTTAAATACTATTGCCATCGGTTTCTAGTTTAGCGTTTAAATCATCCTCTTCTTCTTCACTCATTACTGCAAACCATCTACCTTTAGGACAGGCTGAAGATAGACTGCGAGTTTTATATTTAAGGGAACAGCCACAATCACTGCAACACGGTTGAGTTCCAGGTACCTCACATTTATCACCTTTAAGATCTATTAAAGGACACGTACTACATATATCATTTCTGTAACTAGCAATTCTCTCAATCTTCTTGCGAGTAAAATAGTAATTAAAAACTCCCTCTAAGATGAGCCACTTAGTCTTCCAGATTTTTTTGAGTTTGCTTATCATTTTTATGTTGGTTTTTCTTTTCTATATACTCATCCATAATTCCTTTAGCTCTGTTATATCTCTTTAGTTTTTCTACATAACTATTATAGATGTTATATTTAACAAAGCTTTTAGGGGGATCTTGTGCTACTTCCTTTTTAGCAGACTCAATCTTCTTATTAAGGATGTTATATCTAAGGGTAAATGTACCGAGATTTGGTAACCTTATAAAGGGATGCTCAATTTCTCCTAGGGTTTTTCTTACATGTACCCAGTAGAAATCTACAACATCCTTTACAAGATCAGGGCTTTTTTTAAGAGCTTTAGCTGTAGCGCTACTCAGATCCTTTGCTTTCTTGGGGTTCAAATCTTATAAATTTATAGTCCAATAAAATATTACCTGTAGTTTGCACAACAATTTCCTTAGAGATTTTGATTTTTTTACGGTTTTTTCCAACCTTTACAAAATCAATAAGTCCTTTGCGCTCAGCCTTTGCAACAGCATTTCTAACTGACTGACTACAACCAAATATGTTATTGTCAGCAGCCGTATTACAAAAATCAGTAAGTTCTGTTTCACCAGAAATAGCAAGCATAGATAAGCAGCTCAAGTCCAGATCAGAAACTTTAATGTTCTTTATAAAGCAATGAGTGATGAATTGGAGTTTTACAATCTCCCATAAGTCCATCCTCACTTTTTTTTGTACTTGATTTACTATAGCCATGACTTATTTCTCAGCTTTTAGTTTACGGCCTTGTTGAGGAATAGGCTGCTCTTTAGATTCTGCTGCATGTGAATCAGGACCTGCTTCAATTTGAGCTATCTTCATAGCAGCATACAAGCGTCTAGCTCTAAGTTCTTCTAACTCAGTAATAGCAGTCTCATAACGCTTTTGAGCTTCAAGTAATTCCATCTGAGAATCAAAGTATTTAATCATCTCAGCTTTTCTCTCCTCAATCATTTCAGGAGTAATTGTTTGTTGGTTTTCCATAATTTTAAATATTTAGATTTAAACAAATATAGGTGAAAAGTTTAAACTTACAACATTTAAACAAAAAAAAAGACCCGCTAGCAGATCTTACGGTATGCTAGACGGGTACCTAATACTTAAGAGTTAAGCTCGTTTACCGTCTTCTTCTCTCTTAGCCTTTATATATCCTGTTAACTCAGCAATGTTAGTACTCAACTGAGTCATGTGCGTAGTAAGGTTATCCATCTTTAGATCAAGCTTCTCGTGAGCAGCTTTCTGATCTTCTTTAAGTATTTCCATTCTATTATAGATGCTTGTCTCTTTAGCCATAAGATCTGTTTCTAGGGAGTCCATGTCACTTGCGAGTTTATCCACCTTCCCTTTCAACTTCCCTAGTTCCTGCTTAAGAGCATAATATGCTGATAAACCTGCACCTATTGTCATCACTATCCAGATAACATCTTTAGTGGTAAATACCCACGCTTCTGCTGATCCCATTATAA